CTTCTAGGCCTTCAAGAAGTGCTCCTTTAGTCTCCGACCAGCGGCTTTCTAGTAGTTCTGACATCATTATCTCCTTAATTTAATCCAGCCAGACGACGAATTTCTATCACGTTTGAGTCGTCTGCCTTCTTACTACTGTTATTGTTTTCTCTGTTGCCTGTAATTTCTGTGCCTTCTGTCAGTGCCTTTCGCTTGGCTGGAGTTTTACCGTCGATAACGGCCGGTAAATACTTGTCAAACTGTGTACTTAATTTCGCAGTTTGGACTGATTCCAGTAAGTCTACCATAATTTCTCTTTGACTCTTATTCAGTGGTGCAATAAGATCATTGATAATTTCTTGTCTTTGTGCTGTCTCAACAATACGCTTGTTTTCGTGTGCTTGTGATTCAGCAAGTTGTTTTGCTTTAGCAGCAAACGCTTTTGCTTCAGCAAGTTGCTTGTCTTTAGACTGTACAACTTGTAAAAGTTTTGCAGTTTCTGACTTTTCGTTAAGATAACTGTTTGCATACTCAGATGCAAATGCTTCAAATAACTTACGTCCAAAGTCATTCCTACGTGCTTCTTCAATATCTTCGTGCAATTGATGAATTTCTCTGTTAAGAGTTTTATCAACTGTTTCTGATACTAGAGCAGCACTTTTCTCAATAAATTGATTCTGTACTTTAGAAAGATGTTCTTTACCTTCGCGTACTAAACGTACTTTGGTTTCAGCAAGATCCTTCTTGTCTTCATAAAACTCACTTATTTCTTTAGCAAGTGCTTCTACTACAAATTCTTCAAGAGTAGCAAACTTAGTTGCCATTTCTTTTTGGTCTTCGTGTAGTTCAGAAATTTCCTTTCCTAACTGATCCATAACAAAACCTTTCATGATTTCTGCGTTTTCACGCATCTTCATTGCATATTTTGCTTTTGCTTCGGCTAGTTGCTTGCGGTCTTCTGCAAACTCAGCAATTTCTGCTTGAAGTCTTTCGGAGAGCATAGTATCAATGGCTTCAACCATTGTTTGCTTATCATGCTCGTATTTCTGTGCAAATTCTTCGCGGAGTTCAGCAGTAACCTGCTGCTTGTTCTCTTTGATTTTTGCATTCCAAGCCTCTTCAATATCCGCACGTACTTCTTCAGAAACAACATCGTTCTCAAAAAGTGTTTTTAGTGCATCTAACATATTTTTCTCCTTCGTTATCGGAGTTTACTGATTATATTAACCAGTGATTCCTTAAGATACTTTTGTGCCTTTTCGTCATGTTTGGTTGCCTGTGCTAATTCGTATGCCTTATACCCTCCGCGGGCGTTCATAATGTGCTCGTAAACTGGCGTAGGGTATGCACCTGGAGCACTTGGCTGAGCGACAACATCAACAGTAATAATTTCAAAATCACTTACTTCTCCGTTGCCGTCTTCACTAACATTACCAGAACCCCTAGATGAAACACCTAGTTTAACTCCGCTTTCAAGCATTGTTTTTACTAGTTGTCCCATAGGGGTAGGTAAAACTTTTAACTTGCCATATCCATTTGGGCCATCCATCCATACATCAGTAATCATGTGGCTTACTCTGTCTAAGTTTATATTAAGTCCCTCTGGATGATCAACTTCGCCGAGAACACTATAACCTCCGCTGATTTGATCGTTGAGAGTTTTGACAGCCCTGCCAATTTCATTTACAGGATACACTCGCTGATTAGCATTGCGTACACCGCCTTGGATGCAAACACCTTTCATATAAAGGTCTTTGCCGCCGTTTTCGTTATCTGACGACTCTATTACAATGCCTGCTTGGTCGAATGTCAAATGCTCTCGTAAGTTTCTCATTCAGGCTTCCTTATTTTGCGCGAGTGCTTACGCCGTTAATTGGGCTTTCTGCACCTGCTTTTTCTGGTGCAGCACCTTTCTTCTCTGCACCATGACCTTTTGGCTCTGCTTTCATTGACTTACCTGCTTTGCCGCCGGGTACATTCACGTTACCTGCTGAATCTTCTTTAGCATTCATATCACCTAAACCAGCGTGATCGCCTGCTTCATTGTCTTTGCCTTGTGCAATGTTAGAAGCAGTTCCGCCCATGTCGTTTTTACTTGCTACTGGTGATTTTTTGTTTGCGCCGTCATCGCCGCCGATTTTAGAACCTAGTTCGCCACCTGCAACTTTTTCTACATATTCGCGCATCTGTTCAGCAGCACTTTTGTTTGACTTAGACTCTTCAACTTCTTCGTCTGACTCGTCTACTTCTTCGTCTGCTGCTTCGTCGACTTCTTCGTCTTCTGATTCAAACTGGAATGCTTCTTCTTCTGGTTCTTCTTCGCCGTCGTCCATGTCCATGTCCATGTCGTCGTCGCCTTCGTCACCAGCCATCATTTTTTCAAATTCTGCTTTAAGGTCGTCTAAAGCGTCTTCAAGGTCAACTACTCGATCTTCAAGTTCTTCGTCGCCTTCTTCGCCTTCTTCGCCTTCTTCGCTGTCCATGCCTAGATCAGCCATCATATCGTCTGCTGGATCTCCGCCCATGTCGTCATCTGCTTCAACTTCGAACTCGTCGAGATCAAAACCTTCGTCCATCTCTTCGTCATCGTCGTCTTCGTCTTTGGATTCATCAACTTCTTCGTCTGACTCATCAACTTCTTCGTCAGTTGCTTCGTCAACTTCTTCGTCTTCTGTTTCATCAATTTCAAGATCGCTTTCTAATAGACCTTCGTAGATTTCTCTAGATCTTTCTACAACAATCTCGTGGAATAATTCTTCTGCTCCTTCGCGATCCTCGTTTATGAGTCGCTCGAGCATTTGTTCAAACTTATTAGTCATTTTAATCTCCTGTAATTGGACCTATGGTAAGGCTGTCACTATTATTTAGTAAAAAAAGTTGAATATATAGAATTATGGGGCCAAAATGAGAGTTTTTGGCCTAGATTTGAGGATTTTTAAATATTTTATTAAAATCTTCGACTAATATAGTTTGTACATTGTCAAGTTTATTTAGTTCTTGTGGTCTGTAATTATCTGGTGCTATTACTCTAAAATACTCTATATGCTTATGTTCTTTTATTGTAGTAAGCGTTTGTCGCATCCAGTTACCAAAAAATGTTGCACTATCTGATGATTTTTTATAGTTAGGAGTGTCTGCATAAACGTTATTAAATTTTTGTCCGTCTTCTAGTCCTCTATAATCAAAGCCCAATATGTAAATTTTATCGTAGCCGTGCTGACTGGCAAGCCATAACGCAGTAGGTCCGCTGCTCCATCCTTTACTAGGACTAAAAAAGTTAAAACCTTTGTATTTCATTAATGACTTATTTGGATTTGTCCAAACATTTGGATTTTTCTTTTGGTAGCCTGCTTTGTGTAATTCTAAAATCATTTTAGTGTCAACTGCTACTAGATAATCAGGATCAAAAGTTCTGTATATAGCATTGCAAGCATATACTTTGCCATAGTGTTTTAGAGTTTCAGGTTCTATAGGTCTACGACTTGTGCCATTTCCTAAGACAAACGCAATTTTAGGATCGTCGTTTTTGGGAAATGTAATTTGTTGTTTAGGGTTTGATTGGGCTAGAAACTCGGGCTGGTGCTCCAAGGGTTTAGTTTGTTCTTGCACCTTGTGTCTGATATCGTTTAAGGATTGTTTTTTCTTTTTCTCAGAACGTGCTAATGCTTTTTCTTTTCTGCGGAATTCTTTTAATTTTTTCCACTCTGCTTTAGATAACTGAGATTTGTCAACCTTAGCCAAATAACTTAAACTCCGCCTTCTTCTGCATTTGCAGCAATGCCGTACATTTGTCTTATAAAATCAAGTTCTTTCACTTGTTCTTGTTTATGTTGCTCACTAGATTTACGTGCACGGTTAATTTGGCGGAGTGTTAAACGAGTTTTACGTGTGTCGTCATGATTAACTGGCGATTGATCATCCTCAGGAGAATACATGTCGTTTTCTACTGGCTCTCCAGTTTGCTTGTCGAAATAAAATAATTCACGTAAAATCATAATAGTATTTATATTGTTTGGTCAGTTGCTGCTGGTGCTACTGCTTCATCTCCAGTTGCAGTTGTAGGACCTTCGCCTTCTCCGCCTTCTATTGGTTGTTCAGCACCAGGTACTTGATCTTCCATACTTCCAAGATCTGATTCTAGTCCTGCTCCGCTAACTCCTGCTCCTCGCATTTCACTTGCAGGATCATTAGGAGAAGCACTTAATTCTTCATCATTCTCTTCACGCCACATGCGTTCGTTTTCTGCAATTTCTTCTTCGGTTAGTCCTAAGAAACGTTTCATTGCAAAGCGATTTGAAATGTAAGGTATAGCACTCATCTGCGAATAGGTTGGTACACGAGCGTTATCAATTTCACTTTGTCTATATGCAGCAAAGTTCTGCGGAGGTTGAAAACTAAGATCAAACATTGATGTATCAACATTTACACCTTTTTCTAGAATGTAACGTTTAAATTCTCTATCAAATTCTTCTATAAGAAGTTTTTGTAGTCTTTCACAATAGTTGTTAAATCTTAATTCTTGAATATATGCAGTACCAACTCTGCCGTCATTATACTGTGCAGCACTGTCGTCTGCTCCAGTAGGAAGATAGGATGAAGGGATACGGAGACCGCGTACTAGTTTGTTAGTGAAATAACGCAAGTCGTCAATTTCACCTAGGTTAGTTCCGCCTGGTAGTGTTTCAACTTTTGATCCTCTCCCTTCAGCAGTTTGCGGGAAGAAGTAGTCCTCGTTAATACTCAACGGATTGTAGGAACTGTCTATGACATTCGTGCCACCTCCTGTCGAACTCGGTATGCGTCTCTGATGTATCTCAGTCTTTACCCTTTCGACAAACTGCATTGCCAAGTGACTTGGCATATTACCAACGTCTACATAAAACACTCTGCGTTCAGGTGCTCTTTGCACACGATAGATAATAATTGCATCTTCAAGCAGTTCTTTCTGCTTGTAGACTTTGAATATTGTTTCTAATAGTGAATTACCAAATGGGAAGTTCGTATCTAAGCCTTCAGATAGACTTAGATGTATTACATGGTCTGCGTCTATTGCAACTTCGCGTTCTTCAGTCATGAATCTATTTCCACTCATAGACTGTTGCGGTTGTCCAACCATTCCGCGTACACCGCCTGTTAAATATCCGCTGCCGCCACCTGTTACATTTCCGTTTGTTTCAAACGGTGTTGTTGCTACATTGTCAACAAAATTTAAATTAAAGTTTTTTATAATGTATTGCTCAGGCTTTTTGCCTTCGCTTTCATTAACTATGATCCTACTAACATTTGCTGGGTCAACATGAAACCACTTCTTAGTTTCAGGATCTCTTATAAAGAATTGATCGCCATACTTAAATGTATTGCGTAAAATTCTAAACATTTTTGTTTCAAAATTTTGTAGTTTACACCACTGTTGCAAATACTGCTGTAATATTGTTGCTTCTGAATTTGTTGCTTTTGTTTTAAATTGCATTAAGAAAGGAGTATTATTTTGTCTGTTTAGTTGTGAACAAAATTCTCCTAATATATCAAGTGCTGCATTTACTTCGGAGTCTAAGTCCATTGTATTATATTGTCCGTAACGTTCAACACGATTAGGACTTCCTACATACACATCTGGCAAATATGATGAATAGTTTGAACGTGCTGGCCCTGGATTGTTGCCACTGCGAGGACCTCCTATTGGAGAGTAACTTCCGTTAGGATTGTCTGCTGTTTTTACCGGGCTAAAATATTTTTTCCACGCCATAATTTATCCTATCATATCACCTGCACGTTTTGCAATTTGCAGTTGTCTTTTAGTTATCGTATTTCCTGCCTGAGTTTCTGCTAAAAGCGATCCAAGTGTATTATTTAACTGATCTAGTTTTTCAAACTGCGACATTACGCTATCGCCAGTTTGTTGAGGTGTTTCTTTAATTTGTGCTTCTGCCATCATGTTTTTCATGTCAGAAAGTAGATCACTTGCTTCACCCATCTTTTTATTATAACTGGATATTGCTTCAATGTCAAGATTTTCTTGCAATCCTTTTAATTTTTCTGATGCTCCTACAATTCCTGCATCTAATTCTGACGAAGCAGCACCTTGTATTTTTGCTCCTGGTGAAAATCCAAATGCTTCAGCCATTTGCGCAGGTGTTAAAAATTGTCCTTGTTGTGCAGAATGTATATCTGATGCGTAGTTTTTAGGATCTTTAACTTGTGTAAGTGCATCTGAAAGTGCTTTTATTTCTGGGCTTTTTACTTGTTTTTTTGATCTATTGCCAGCATCTGGCATATATGATTGTGCTTCTTTTGATGCAAGTATATTATTTTTTTGATCTTCTGAAAGCATAGACATCGGAACTGGTCGTCCATTTATTTCAGTTGGGACTCCGCCGTGCAGAGTAGCACTTAACCCTTCAGATGGATCGATTCCCATTTGTTTAGCAAGATCTGCTACTGTACTAGCAGTGTCATCTAATGTAGCAGTTATGGATTGTTTTTCGCTTTCAGCGGCTTGTATTTTTGCATCAGTAACTTCTTGTGCTGCTGCTTCTTGCTCTGCTAACATACGTTTAAGATTTTCTTGTACTTCTTTAGATGCTTCGAGTTCTTCTCTAGTAGTAAGATCTTGATACCTTAATCGTTCTTCATCAAGGGCAGTTTGAAGACTTGAAATTGCTGCGGCTTTTGCTTCTGCTTCTATTGCTGCGGCTTCAGCAGCAGTTACTTCTCTTTCTGCAGATTCTGTTCTTGCTGCTGTGGTATTTGCTAATGCTGCTTCTTCTTGCGCAATAGCCTGATC